CCCGTTATCATCCCGCCAGCCCTCCGAGCCAGTTACCGGCAGACGTGACCAGACTGTCAGCCTGCGTTTTCAGATCGCCATAAATCGCCGCGAGCGAGTCATCGACGCGTTTCAGCGACAGGCTAAAATCAATTTTGCGTGCCTGGCCATCGCTGAAAAGCTCGGTGTGGGTGTGGGTCACTTTCTCGATGACGTACATTCCGAGGATCATGCCCGTCCCGTCAATCAGCGGCCATGCGCGCCCCTCGTCAGCCATCAGTTCGACCGCCGTCAGCGACAGGCGGCCGCCGGTGATTTCAGGGTAAAGCGTGCCTGACAGGGTGCGGGAGGTCTCCCCCTCCCCGAGAAACTGATACGCCGGTGACTTGCCGATGCGGTCGTTCGACGCCCAGCGGTAATCCTTCGAATACTGCATCGACTGATACGGCAGGGTGTGCCGTTCAAACACAAAAAAACCGAGCACCATTAGCATGTTTTCCCCTCCCTTAATCGTGTCTCATACTGGATCGCTGGCGCGCACGTTTCTCACGGTCGACTTTCTCGACGGCGTCGCGCAGCTGACGGTCGAGGTCACTGCCCGGCGCAGCGCTGCCCTGCAGGGTGATGTTGTATTCGCTTTTACTCTGGTCGATGTAAGACCGCCCAGCGGGAGCCGTTACCGGCTGATACGGCTGATAACCGCCGTAGCTCGCAGTCGCCGGGATATACCCGGCACCCGGCGCGGCCTTATCCGCTTTGGCGGCAGTCTGGTCGAGGTCGCTGGATTCCTTTTTGATGACCCCGAGCTTTTCCAGCAGCCAGCCGACTTTGCCGCTCAGACTGTTGAAGATATTCAGCGGAGCCATCAGCGCATCGGCCAGCCCCTGACCAAAGGCCACCCCGACATTTTTGCAGCTCTCCAGCGTCTCTTGCGTGGCTTTCACCGGCGCGAGCAGGTCTTTAAACCACTTCCAGACGACACCGAGCTTTTCCGCAATCGCATCAAACACCGGCGCGAGCGGGGCAAACATTTCCCCGACCGGCGCAAAGGCTGTCTTGAGCCCTTCCACCACGCCCGAGAAAAAGGCGCTTATCGGCTCCCAGTATTTACGGATCAGCAGCGCACCGGCCACGACAGCAGCTACCACCGCCACCACTGGCAGAGTGATTGCACCAATGGCCGTGACGATAGCCCCTCCGATCGTGCTGAATATCACGCCCATCACCCCGGCGGCGGCAATGATGGCGTTAATCCCCATCACCACCGGCCAGGCGACGAGGCCAATCCCGCCCATCACGCCAGTCAGCGCCAGCGCACCGCCGACCACCACACCGATTGTGGTCGCCAGCCCCTTATTTTTCGTGATCCAGCCATCGAGTTTGAGCACATACTGCGTCGCCGTCTGCGTCAGCCTGCGCAGCGAGCCCTCCTGCTGGTCAAACAGGTCAGTGCCGACCGCCTCATACGCCGACTCAAACTCTTTAAAGTCGCCGCCGAGGTTGTCCTGCATGACTTTAACCAGCTCCTCAGTCTTACCATCTGAGGCCTTAAACGCCGCGGTGAGCTGGTCGAGTTTGCCGGTCGACGCGGCAGCCATCAGCACCGCTGCTGACGAGCTGGCCTCCTCACCGAAAATGGTTTTCATGTATTCGGCTTTCTGGCCGGTGCCGAGATTGTTTTTCTCAAAACTGCGCTGCATTTCTTTCAGGATGGAAAATATCGGGCGCGTGTTTCCCTTGCTGTCCGACGTTTTCACCCCGAGCTCTTTGATGGCGTCATACGCTTTACCGGTCGGAGCCTGCAGGCGACTCAGCACCGCACGGCTTCCTGTTCCCGCCATCGAACCGGTGATTTTTGAGTCGTGGAGCGCGCCCACCATCGCGGCGGTTTCCTCGATACTCACCCCGGCATTTTTCGCCACCGGCGCGGCATAGGTCAGCGCATCACTCAACCCGTCAAAATCGGCGGCAGTTTTGTTCATCGTCATCGAGAGCACGTCGCCAATGTGCGCGACCTTGTCGTTGGAAAGCTGAAACGCGGATTTCATCCCGGTCAGCAGCGCGGCGTTCTCTTCCATCGAACGCTGATTCGACAGCGCCATATTCAGAGTGACCGGCGTCGCCGCCTGAATCGCCGCCGCATCACCGCCACTTTTGGCAATGATGATCTGCGCGCTGGCCGCATCATCGGCAGACGCAGCGGTATTGTCACCGAGCTGTCGCGCCTGCTTGCGCAGCGCCTGCATTTCGGGCGACTGCTTTTCGACGCCGAGCACGGCCTGCAGCTCAGAGTTTTTCTGCGCAAAGTCGAAGCCCGGCATCATCAGTTTCACCCCGGCGAGGGTGCCCGTCGTGGCAATACCAACCCCGGCAGCGCCAGCCGCCGCCATACTGCCAGCCATCGATTTACCGGCCTGATAGCGCTCTTTTACTCTACTGAGTTTCGCCTGCTGCGCGCTGACCCTCGCCAGTGCCTCACGCTGACGGTTGAGCTGCGCGTTGGTTTCGCTGATGCGGGACTTAAGCCCACGTTCATCGTTCGCCAGTTTGCGGGTGTTAATCCCCACCTGCGCGAGCTCGGTGCGTTGACGGTGTACCGACTGGCGCAGGCCGTTATATTTGAGCTGCAGGTCGGCGGCGGATTTCTTCGCTGCTTCCAGTGCGCGCGCCTGTGCGAGCGTCGGGGTCTGGGTGTTTTTAAACTGGACGGCCAGCGCGGCCGCCTCCTGCTTTGCCTTTTGCAGTGACTGGCCGGTGACGGCAAGCTGCGCGCTGGCTTTCCTGAATCCCTCAATGCGGGACGCCTGCGCGTTAAGTTCGCGCAGGCTTTTCTTTGAAGTGCGGATATCGCCAGACAGGGATTTGCTGGCGTTCTGGATAGCCTTAAGCGGTCGGCTTGCCCGGTCGACCGCGTTCAGCAGCACCTCAAGTCTGACGTTATTGCTCATGGTGGTTTCCGCTACGCTGCAGCGCTTTCTCGCGCCATGTGATAAGCTCGGTCACGCTCAGGGCATTCAGCTCTGAGGGCGGCCAGTGAAATATCACCGCGATATCCGCCATCAGGTCATCGACCGAGAGGTGTTCGGGGAAATCTAGCGTTCCGAAGCTGGTGATAAAAAACCGACCACCTTACCGGCGAGCGAAATCAGGTCGGACACATCCAGACGCGCGACTTCATGCTCAGTCAGTGCGGGATAGGTCATGCGCGGCAGCACCTTAATCAGGGCATCAACGTCAGAGTTTGCCAGTGCCGCCAGCGACACGCCGCGCAGGGTTCCCGCGTTCGGTTTGGTCAAAGTTACCTGCTCGATTTTCTGCTCGCCGCGCATCAGCGGGGTATCGAGAGTCACGACGTTCGGGTTTTCGGTTTCGTTGGTGTTTTTCATGTTTTTTTCTCAGCAAAGTTAAGTGACCGGCCAGCCCCGCTGACCGGGTCAGGGGTTACAGGCCAATCGCCTTACGGTGCTCCGCCAGACGGTCGACGCCGTCGACTTTCAGCACCATGTTAATGACGTCAATCTCGATGACTTCCCGGCCATCGATCGTGAGCTGGTAATAGGCGCACTCGGTCGACATTTTGGTCGTCCCGCTTTCACCCTGTTTGTTTTCGCCGCCGTCGAACTCTTTGTGACGACCACGCATCACCACCTCAACGGCAGAAATTGCGCCGGTGTCGTCGCGCTGATACGAGCCGCTAAAACGCAGCGGCACACTGTCAGCACCCGGCGACGCATACTGTGCCCACAGCTCGACGTCGGGCAGACCGCCGAGCGTCCACTCCAGCGACAGCGCATCGTCATCGAGACCAAGGTCAATCGACACCGAGCCCGGCATCCCGCCGCCGCGATATTTCTCCAGCTTGCGGGTCAGCTTCGGCAGGGTGACGGATTCCACGACGCCCATGTAGCTGAGACCATCGTTGAACATGTTCAGATATTTAAGCTTGCGGGGTAATGCCATGCTCTCAGCTCCTTAGCTATTGACCGATTCCGACAGGTTCGCCAGATAGGTATCAGTGATGCGCTGGCGCAGGGTCAGGTTTTCCAGCGGCGGGACGGGGGTGTAGTCGTAATCGATATACAGTTTCCCCACTTTGAGGGTCGCGGTGTCGTTCGAGTCGGTGTCGTACCAGCAGGAGCCATCGACGATATAGCCGTTGTTTTTCAGCTCGCGGAATTTGGCATTGATACCCGAAACGATGTCGCGGATAAGCGTCGGGGTGATGGGCTTGTCCATCGCCCACGCGTGCGCCTCCGCCATCGTGTCGGCCAGCACCTGCGCGGTGCGGGTGTAGTTCTCAAACAGGAAAAGCGGGTCATCCGAGCAGGTGCGGTTGCCCCAGAACTTAAAG